GGAGTCCATTTACCCAAACTCTCACAATCATCTCTACATTCAAATTCTGCACTCTTATTGTAAATATTTCTTAGTGAGTAACACCAATCTAAATTATAGGATTCAATGGTACTGATACAAGAAGCTACATGATTTGTTTCATACCAATTATCTTGATCCAAATAGAGAACATAATCTGTATCAATAAGATGTGTGAATGCTGCATAAATTCTATGTCCATAGAAACCATTAGCACCAACATTAAGTGGAAGATAACATACCTTTATTTGTTCTTCTTCACCAGGAATAACATAATCTTCTAGAATTTTTTCTACTTTCGGTCTGAATTTTTCACCATCACATACCAAGTATATTTTTGTTTTTAGTGTTTGGTCTAAAACAGATTCAATAGCATAATGTACCTCATCCTCACCTGTGGTGGGTATAATCACAGTTGCATTCATATTGTCTCTCAATTAACTATATTTTATAAAAATACTACTATTTTTAGTTGCGGAAGATCCATATTCAAACAACCATTTTGTTATGTCGTTTTGTTTATTTTCTTTAATTATTGTATAGACATAATCCACACCTAAGTATTTGGACATCCACCAAACAGGATCTTCTTTGGAATATATCAATGCCTTTTTTTCCAGATCCTTTAAACTTTCATTTGAATCAGACAATTCTTTAAACATTTTTGCAAACTTTTTAATAGTTGCATCGGTTGGTTTGGTTATTTGACTTTTAAAGGAATTGGGAAGTGTTAATTTGGAACTAGAAACACCACATTCTTTTGCAGCTTCCATAACAATACCACCTCCTATTTTGCCACCGGCCGCCGTTGCTCCTTTAATTTCACCTTGCCAGGAACTGGTTTCAGGTCTACTGGAAAAATTACGCAATTGTATTTCTCCTTTTTTACCTTCCGAAGTATATTGGATATAAATGTCTTTGGAATCAAACATATTTTTACCCAATTTGATGCCGGTGAATTCTGCAATCAAAGGTTTACCATCATTAAAAACTTTAGAATGTGGTTGACCCCTTGGAACTTGTTTCAATGAAATTCCGTATAGATTTCCTTTCTTGTATTCATCATACATATATTTGTTCAAATCTTGAAGAGTTGGATAACCAACCTTAAAATGAAAACTCTCTCTGACCATCCAAATGTCAGCAGGATTCCACTTATCAGTACCACTCAGACCACTACCTTTTTTGAATTCCAAAAATTCGGAATATATCAGTATTGGTAAATCTTCACCTCTATAGAATATGTATTTTTCTGTTCCTTTGTGTAATTCTTTAAATATTAAATTTGCAGTAACAATTACACTATGGAACCATTTGTCATTCAGTTTGTTAATACATTGAGATAATTTTCTATCACATTTAGCATATTCACTAACCGATTCAGGTGTTATTTCTGAAACACTCGTTAGATCCTTTTTGTGATATTGTCTAGCAGCACAAGCATATGCTTGCAAACTTTCCGCTAAAGCTGTTATTTCTGCACCTGCACCTGATCCGCCTGCCATTTTAAAATACCCTTTATACTAAAATAAAAGTATTTATCTAATAATATCAATATGTTTTCCCGATGTCCATACTTCAAGTTCAGTTCTCAATCTACCTTCAGAATTCAATGTTTCATAACGATTAACTGCCTTCTTTCTCCACCATTCAATGATATTTTCTAGTTCAAACTTTTCATAATTTTCACCTTTAATCAACTCATCGGTTTTGTTATTGGCATAATCAATATAATTTTTAAAACCATAATCAGAGATGTAATATCTTTTCTTTTCAGTTAAACATTTAGCCTTTTCAATTATTTTTAAAAAATGTTCTAATTCTGTTGAACCTTTTAGAGCCTGCTTAGTCAAAGCAATGATCCTTTGTGAAATTTTAAGTTTTCTACTAGAAACTCCATCATCCACAAGTTTTCCAACCTTTTCTTCCATGAAGGTTTTTAAGTCCTCAAATGGTTTTCCATGCATCATTGGAAGAAAATCGGATTCAGTCAAACCTTTGAAACGAATATATGGTTTCATACCATCATATTGTGATACAGTTTTGGAACTACCATATAAACTAGTTGTTTCAAATAAACAAAGGTTCATGTTATACTTCTTATTACAAATCTCTCTTACTGCATGGGAACAACAGATTGCAGCCAATAGTTTACCGCCAAGATAATTATATCCAAATGGTTGACCTGGTACAATAACAAAACCCATCATAGATGAGTTATTAAATCTTGAGGCACCTTCTTTTGTTTGGGTGAACACTTGGCCAAGTAATTCATTACGAGGTTTACAATTAATGATTGGTGAACCAAGACGAATGAAACCAACAAATTTGCTGGAGTTTTTTTCAACGACAGCTAATTTAAGATTTCTTCCAGGAGATGCAGAATTAATATGTGAAGATGTAATATTCAATAGGGTATCCCAAGTATCATTTGGTACAGCCATTACATCAAAATCCATATCATTTGGATGCATAGAAAAATCAGAAAACAAATCTTCTTCTGGTGGGAACAAAGTATTAATGTTCATTCCGGACAAAGAATTTAACTTTTGGTCCTTCATGTATTGGTCAATGCGTTCAAAGTTACCAAAGTAATTTTCAAATATACTGGAAACATAAATTGCATCTTCTTTTTCAAAACTCATAATCAATTAACCATATTCTGTGAAATTACCATCAAACTAATAAAAATCCATAACGTATTGAATGCAACAAGGGTTGGTAATAATTTTCTATAACTTGCCCACACCAATAGTGTTGACGTTACAAGTGTCAGAAAATATAACCACCAAATCTGTATTTTAAAAATCAATCCAGGAACAATAATGATGGCTTTTGTAATCCAACTAAGAAATTCAACAGTATTATAATCGGTCCAATATTCTTTTTTGAACCACATACTATAAACCGTTTTAAGTTTTTTCCAACCAATATGTGAATACAAAAATAAAAAATAAATTATAAAAATCGACCCAGCTACAAGTACTTGATTGTCTGTCATACTTTAAATCCTTCAAACTTATTTCTTGGTTTATCATTATCAAATTTACTATATCCCGCATCAGCCAATCCTTCTTGTGCAGATTGTTCTACATCGTACAGTTTCATTTTACTTCTGTCAACACCCAAAGTGAACCTCTTGTGGAAAGTTGGGTCTGAGTAACGATTCTTCAACTGTTTCACCATAATCTGTCCTAACTCTTCCAGTTCATCAGAAGAGATAAGAGCAAACATTAAATCCGCGGTCGCTGGTAAACCGAAAGACTCAGAAGTGTCCTCCAATCCTGGATCAGAACTCGTAAATCCCGACCTTGTAGTCTGTGTAGCACTAACGATAGGCACACCATATTCGACCGCAAGTCCACGAAGTTCTTCCGCAATCGACTTAACATAAGTGTAGGAATTAATACTAGCACCAGGTTTAATACGAGAAGAAGTGCAGATATTAAGATAGTCAACAAAGATAATATCAGGCCTGAAATTGCGTTTAAGATGTAGTTCATTCAATAAAGTCCTAAAATGAGATGTGGATGCAGATGCAGTTGGATATTCTTTGATAATCAATTTACCAGTAGTTTTACTCTTAACTCTTGCAACTTTTCTATCATAAGTTTCTTTATCTAAACTAACCAACTCATCAACTTTAACATTCAAAAGATTTGCATCAATGCGTTCTGCAATCTTCTCTTCTGCCATCTCTAAGGTGATATAAAGAACATTTTTCCCTTGTACCATACAACCGGCAGCCACATGACACATAAAAAGAGACTTACCAACACCAGTTCCGGCCAATGCAATATTAAGTGTTTTTGCAGGAAGGCCACCTTTTGTGATTTTGTTGAAGTAGTCAAGGTCAAAGGGTATTCTTTCTTCTTTTCTGTGATAAAATTCATATCGTTCATCCGAATTCTCTAGATAATCATGTCCAACAGAGTTATCAAAACTTACTGCTAACGCATCAGAAAGTATCTTTGGTATCGCACCCTTTTCATGGGATTTGTCCTTTCCATCCAAAATTGTGATTGAATCGAGGACTGCATTATAAATTGCTTTCTCTTGACAAAACTTTTCCGTTTTGTTGACGAGCCATTCTTGATTATTGTTCTTAATATCAAGTCTATGTAATTCATCCAGATAATCTTCGGATTTCTCCACCTCATCATTTGTGAGATTTTTCTTCTCTTTGAGAGATATTGAGATTGCTGCAACCGAAGGAGGTGAATTGTATTCGGCCGCGAATCCGGAGATTTCATTAAATATGAGCTTATCTGTGCCATTGAAATATTCCTTGTTTAGAAAGGGCAATACTTTACGGAAATATTCTTCATTATAGATTAGATTCCTCAGTATCAGTTGTTCCACTCTCATCTATGATATCCTGCTCTAAATTCCCAGACATAATCTCAACCAACAAATCACCAAT